TTGTAGTACTGGTTCCGCGAGTGGCGGGAGTCGTTGGAGATGGCAAGCGCCGCCTCGTCGTCGGCGTCACGACGCAGGTGGTACTCGGCCATCCACTCGATGAACTGTGATCTCGTCATGCGATCCATCATCCCATGCACATCCACGATCCCGTGATCGCTCGCGAGCCTGTAGGCGAACCGTCGTATCGGGCTGGCGGCTAGTCTTTTTTTGCTTCGTCCACCTCTGCGTCGGTCAAGCGGTTGAGCTCGATGGCGCGCTCGCAGAGTCCCTGAATGACGCGCCAGCTCTTCTTGCCGAGCACCTTGTCGGCGTGCTCATCGTCCTCGAACAGACGCTCACCCTCGCCGTCGACCATTGTCCTCGACAGCATCCGGACCACAAAGTTGTAGTCCTTGGGCGACACCCCGTCGCTGTCGAAGTTTTCGTCGAGGAACGTGGTCATCTCGTGCGTGGGGAGCTGGCGCAAGCGCACCATCCCGCCCCACTCGGAGACCTCCACGTCCTCGACCCTGATGTCGTCGGCCGCGAAAATGTCGCTCGACGACACGAAACCGTTCGGGCTCGTCATGTTTCCCCCTCCTCTTCAGCCCACCGTTACGCAGTGTTGCGGCTCAGCGTGCCCGCACTCGCGATCTCGGCCGTTGCGGCCGCCATGTCGCCGACCGAACCCGACAGCGGGCTGAACGCACTCAGAAGCCCGGTCCCCGTGTACTCGGGGTTGGTCGAGCTCGTCGCGTTGGTCGTCGGCCGAACAGCGATCGTGGTCGACGATCCGACGTCGGCGAACATCGTTTCGTTCAGATTTACCCCACTCGTCGAGCCCGACGTCGATTCGTCGGTGAAGAACTCGACTGAGATGTCCCACGTCTTGAGACCACCCTTGTTGATCCGCGTGCCGTCGCTGAACGCCGTGGCGTCCTGCGTTTCCGCGCCGTAGTTGATCGTCACCTGATTAGCGCGCGTCGAGACCACCGTCCCGCCCCACGCAATCCGTGCTCCCTTCAGTACCAGACTACCAGCCATCCTGGGCCTCCCTTCCCGTTACACGATCCCCACACCAGCCACGTACTCGAAGTCGGCCGTTGCGCCGGCTACGGTGTGACTGACCCGGTAGAACGTCTCTGTTGTGGTGCTGCTATCGACCTGCCAGTCGGACCCGTTGTCCGTCTGCTGCGTGAATGTGAGCACGGTCGAGGGCGAAGCGAACGAACTCGACGAATCGCGCTGGACGGTGACCGTGATCGTATTGGTCGTCCCCGCCGCACCGACGACGTGCAAGACGCCGTAGACCTTCTGTCCGCTGGCGATTTGACCGATGCTGACCGCACTACCGTTGCCCGACGTCGAGATCCCGGTCGAGTCGTGGAGCAGCCGACCGCGCACGAACTGCTCCTCGGCCGCAGCGTCTAGCGTGAAGCCCGCCATGTCGCCCACCGAGCCCGCGAGAGGCGTGTAACCCCCCACCACACCCTTGGCCATGTAGACCACCGCACCCACCTGTGGATCGCCCGAGGAGGAGACCGTAAGCTTGGAGTCTCCAAGCCCGACCTCGCCGAACAGCACGTCATCGATCTGCGAGGTGCCACCGCGCCAGAAGCCCTCCATAGTGAAGTCGAGCGCCTTCAGGCCACCCTTGTTGACGCGCGTGTCCTCGGCGAACGTGGTGGCGTCCTGCGGCTCGGCGCTGTAGTTGAACGCCACCGCACTCACATCGGCCTGTACGTCGTAGCCGTCGAACCACACCTTGTTTTTCGTGAGTATCTGACTACCCGCCATCGTCTTCGTCCTCCCATCCCGTCAGGTCGCGTATGTCGTCGGCTGTGTAGGATCCCGACCGACCGGTCCCCCCACCCGGCTCTAGCTCCACATCGCCCGCCAGTTGGGCCGCTACGGGCGAGGCGAAGGCTGCGGAAGGCTCCACGGCCGCGCCCGACCTCAACAGCGGCACGGCGTCATGAGCCGGCCAGTCGACAACCTCGCCCGGCGAGAAGCGGCCATATGCGTTGGTTACATTCGCTTTCAGTTCGATCCTCATCGCCTACTCCTTGAACCAGACGCGGAAGTCGAGTGGCCTGTGATAGGTTTCTGTGTCTTCGTCGAACGGGAGGTCCTGCTCGTTTTCGAAAAACACGTCCTGAATGGTCGTCACGGTCGAACCCGAGAACCGCTGGAGTGCGAGCCGGACCTTATCTGCCAAATCGGCCACATCGCTGTAGCGGCTCGCCCAGCACGACACCTGCACACGCTTCGACGCATCGCCCGTATCTTCGCTGAACGCGCTCACGCGGTTGCCGCTGATGACGTGGTAGGTGATCGCCGGCAGGGTCGGGTTCTGCGGCAGGTGGCTGGGCGTGATCCGGTCCGCTGTGGATACGACCGACAAGACGTCGGTAGAGCTCGACAGCCGCTGGAAGATCGCCTGTTCCGCAAGGCTCATCTCGACCACTCCCTTTTGATCAGATCGCCGATCTTGTCATTGGCGATCCGTGTTGCGAGGTCTTTGGTCTGGTCGTACGCGGGTCGCATGAACGGATGGGGCGGCACGCTCCCGACCACACGACCACCCTTCCCCAGCTTGCCGCCCGTGACGATGCGATGGCCGAACTCGACGAGGTGGGCGTGTGCGCCCTCCGGTCGCTTCGAGTAGACCTCCGCATCGATCCTATTCCTGCGCTTGTCGTGCTCCCATATCTGTTTCTGGATCGACCGCTTGAGGTTCCCCGTCGGGCCGACCGGAGCGGCGGCCTTGACCGCCACGCGGATGGGTTCGATGGCATCCAGCATGATCCCCTTGGTCTGGTTTCTGGCGATCGTGCGACCGATGGTGCCGAGCTTGCTGAGTGCTTGTTCCAACCCCTCAACCTCGACACGAGCGCGTGATCCACCGGTAACCGCCATCAGGTCCCTTTCTCCACGGCCATGACCTCGATCAACGTGTTTCGCTCGTCGACGTTCACGACGGATTCGATGTCGAACACCTGGCCTGTGCTGTTGGCGTTGACGATGCGGTGCTTCGACGTCATCGCATCGATCGTCGTGTCCCACCGCATCCTGATCCTGTGCGTCACGTCCGCCTGCACCTGCTGAGCGGCGAACTGCTCCCGACCGCGCAGCGGGTCGATCCACGCGCGGCGGGTCGCCAGATCCGACCACGAGGGGTCGAGCTCGCCGTAGCTGTCCTGGGTCGATCCACGGGTCTGGATCTTGACCTTGTGGCGCAACGCGCCCGCGCGGGTTGTCACCTGGACCATCAGCCGACCACCCCGACCACCACCGTCGCCGTGATCTCGGCCGCAGCGGCCGGTGCGCTGTTGAGCCGCACGACCAGGTGACTGGACGGTCCGACAAGGATCCTCTCCTCGGGAACCGGCATGTAGAGCCACCCGTTCAGCAAGTTGAACCCTTCGCCGACCAGCGGGTTGACCGATGTACTGGACGCCGTGCCCGTGGAGTCGACCGCAATCGCCGTCCCGCCATAGGCTTGTGCGTTACTGGAGCCCGAGAATAGCGCCTCGGGCGTGATCGCTGTCCCCGCGCCCGTCGACGCGGCACGCTTGAGCAGCACCTCGACCTGCGACGACGTCTCGCTATCGCGTTGCGAGACACTGGCGCGCAAGATCTCCAGCGAGGCATCCGACGGTGCCGTGATCCTGACCAGATCCTGCGCCGCCGAAATCGACGCTGCGGGCGAGATTACCGAGTATGCCCTGAGTGCCATTGTCTCCCCCTAGAACCGTGTATAAGCGAACCGTTGCCGGGCGTTGAGATGGATGAATTCTGTGCTGGAGGTCGGCTCCGTGTAGGACCAGTCGGTATCCTCCGTGCCCTGCATCGCGAAGTCGATCGCCGTGCCCGCAGCCTGATCGCGCCACGAGGCGGGGTCGCCAGCTGTCTGGTTGGCGTCATCCGTAAAGTCGAGGTCCAGAACGACAGTCCCGCCGATTCCGTCTCGGACTACTGTGCGATAGTAACGGCCCGTCGATACGACGTTTCCGGCATCGTTGTTGCCGGGGATCGATGGCGGCGTAGTGCCCACGTTGACGCCAGTTGATGTAATTGCCGGGCTACCGATTGCTGTCCATGCTGCGGTATCATCTATCAGATCATCACCATCGGAACCCGGTCGCCGGAAGAACCTCACCTCGACACCCATCTCCCACTCGATCTTGACGTGCCATCTATCGAGGGCGACCCACGGGACATTAGACCCCGACTTTTGTTCGACTGCTGAGCCATCGAAGATCCTGGACCGGAGAGCCGCCTCCCCGGCCACACCACCCTCGGGCGTCATCTCGACCATGTAACTACGATCGGATCCGCCCGCCCACTTCCCAAGCATCTCTCCGCGATCGGCCGCGTAAAACCATGGATCGAGGGCCATGTCGGCCCGGAACTCCCACGAACCCGAGATGTCATACCGGGCATCGTCTGAATCGGCTAGCGCACGCGGCGG